TATTGATATCTCTTACTTCAAAATTTAATAAACGTTTTTTAGCAAATACTCTCATACCTTTTAAAAAGTTATACCAATCTTCTTGTTCAGTATATCCTACTTCTTCTGTAAAATCTTTGTTGTACATAATTGTAACACCTGATTTTTCATCTAGCGATACACTTACTTTTCCTAATACATTGTCTAAACTTTTAAAATCAAATTCGTAAAAACGTGCCTGTGAAGGTTCATTGGTAGTGTTGCCTTCGCCATCACCGATTGATACGCTAGGAAAGCGTCCTCTAATTTTGTTAAAAAGTTGTTCTGCTACTACGTTTAAATCTCTCATTGTATACTATTTATCAATAACTGCTGCTAACAAAGATTGGCATTGGCATTTCATAATCGTCCTCGTGTTCAATTTGACTAAATGTGTTGTACACTGTAGGATCCCAATCTTTCATTACGCTCATTACTCTTAAAGTAAGTAATAAACTACTTACCAAATCATCGTGATGACCGGGCTTTGCTTGAAAACTACTACCAGCAGCAATATATGCTTTTAATTCGCTAATTAGTGCTTTGCTACGCACAGTTAGTTTGTCATTTTCTACCATTGTTTTTAATCTAGCACACGCAGTTGTTTTTGAACTGTGTGTTGTGTTAAATCCTTTGCGGAACTTTCTTACATGACCTTTACGTATAGGCTCACTTATAAACAAGCCTGGAATATTTTCTTCTCCAAAATCATTTATAACAAGCAATGCTGCTTCGCCAATTCCGTTGTTTTCTACACTCCAATATATGTTGCTAGACGTTTTCATTTCATCAGAAAGATACTTACATACATCTGCTAATACACGTATTTGTCCAGGTATAGCAGTGAGGTTATGTTGCCATTCACCTACTTGTTCGTATGTAGGTAACTCTATAATTTGTATAGCTGCAAAGTCGCCACCTGTGCCCATGCTAGGATCTAGTCCTACCACATACGATTTTTTTGCGTCTGGTTTTTTGTACCAACGTACTTGACCCATACGTATAATAGGATCAAGTCCTTCCATTGCTGCTAATTTAATACTGTTGATAAGTGTTTCGTCAAATACTAGGAATTCACAACCGTATTCACGTCTAAACTTTTCTTCACCAATGCGACCAATTTCGTCACGTTTCCATTCTTCGTCACGATCAGGATGTTCATGCCATTCTGCTCTGAATGCATGAAAGCCATTGATACCTACTTCATTGTCATTACCGTATTCATCAAATTTTTGTTCTGCTTGTTTCCAAATAGTAGCAAAGGTATCTTCATCGCTGTTTGGTGTACTAGTAATAATAGCACGACCACCAGTTGCTAGTGTAGGTGATATTGAAGTCCAAAACTCTTCCGCAATGTTAGGTTGCACAAATGCAAACTCGTCACAGTATAGTAATGAAATTGACATACCACGTCCTGTGTTGCCTGTTGTTGTTTGACTTACGATCCTACTACCATTTTCAAACTCTATGCTACCCTTGTTATAACTTGTAACACCTGCTCTAATATGATCAGGACAAGTTTCATACACAAAACGTATACGAGACATAATCTCTTGCGCACCTGTATATTTGTGTGCTGCAATAAGTACAGTTTGATCTGGATTAAACATAGCATACCAAGCAAGATAGATAGCAGCACAGGTTGTTTTACCTGTCTGTCTTGGCATCATATTAATGTTAAATCTATATGAATGATAACTGTGCATTAGTCGCAGTTGATATTCATAAGGATCAAAAACTAATTTGCCTCTCACAGGATGCTGAATGTGTGCAAAGTGTTTTGCAAAGTGCAAATACCCTAGTTCAGGATCCATACAAGCTAATAAATCTTCAACTTGTTCGTTTGTAAATGTTTCTTGTTTATTGGCCTTTTTAATTAATACGCCGTCTAGTGAAGCTCCCATAAAAATATTTAGCCAAAAAAATAGCGTCCGAAGACGCTATTGAGTCGGGGGGATGTGTTACTTTCTTGCGTCTAATGCTGCACGAAGTTGTGTTTTGATTTGTTCTTCTAGATCTTCGTCTTCGGTATTCATTGGGTTGTCGCCGCCTGCTGTTGCTGGATACGATCCTTTTTCTTTGTGTAAATCGTTACCCGATGGAATACTTGCACTTACATCGTTCATATATTCTTCATCTGGTTCTGTGCTTGCATCTTGGAAATCACCATCGTCTGTTTCTTCTTCCATTGCTTCGCCTGGTGCCATCATACGAATCATGTCGCCCATTTCTGGCTCTTTTGGTTTTGCACCACAGCCGCCCATTGGTTGACTTGGGCCGTGGATTTTACCACAGATTGGGCAAGGCTTTGGACCAGGATTAATATCATCAGCACCAACTACTTTTGCTCCGTCGGCACCTGCTAGTTGCATCATTCGTAAGATTTCTGCAACTTCTCCTGCGTCAGCACCGTTGATGTTGATGCTTGCTTCGTCTAATTGTTTTTTATCTGTCATAACTGACTCTCCCATTATAGCAGCAACATCTGCTTGTGTCATTGGTTCTCCAACCATTCCACCGTCGCCTGTTTTTTGTTGTAATATTTTTTGGTATTCCGGCGTAATCGGATCACCTACTTTTGGACCGCTTGCTGCTGGTGTTCCGTCCATATCTACCATATTAGCATCTACTCTAAATCCTGCTGCTCCTACCATACCAGTTGGTTTACCATTTTTCATCATAACTGGTCCACCGCCACTGTATTTTCCATCTTTTGGTTCAGCACGTACAAAGTAATATCTTTCACCATTTGTAATTAAAACTTTGTTATTTTCACGGCCATAACCCGGTGGTTGAGGATTAACAGCTTTCCAAGGTTTAGGTCCTGCTGCATAACCAACAGGTTTCTTTTTAGGTCTGTCTACGTTTACCTTGCTTGGATCTTTATCTAGATTATTGGCATACTTTTCAATCATGCCTCTAGTTTCTGGACCAACGATACCATCAACTTTAGCTCCAGAAGTTTTTTGAAATGTTTTCACTGCTTTTTCTGTAGCCGGTCCAAAAATACCATCAACTTCATCTCCGGTCATACCGAGATTTCTTTGTAGTTCTTTTACGCCTTCGCCTCTGCTGCCACGTTTCATTATTTTGTTATAATCATCGCCTTGTGGAGTAGGTTTAGCTGCTGGTTGTTTGTCTGGATCTTTCCAATTGCCTGCTTCAGCATCTTTCACAGCTTTTGCTGCTGCTTTTTTTGCTTTTTCTTTTTCTAGTCCCATACCAACTAGTGCGCCCATTAATGCAATTGCGAGTGGATTTTCTGTTAGGACTTCTTTACGTTTCATGATAACACTGCCTTGCTATTTTCAGCATCTCCAATGTCTTTGCTGTCACCTGTAGGAGCCTCGCCTACATAATCATTTGATCTTTCTTTACGTGCTGTTTCTAATTCTTTTAACAAATTCATTACACGAGCGCCGCCAGCATCTTCTTGTGCGCTTTCTCCGCCCATATCTTCTTGTGTAAGTTTAGCTGTGTATTCGTCTTTTGCATCTTCTTGCTGATATAGTTCTTGTGGTTCGTTTGGATTACGTACAATAATGTGACTTTGAGGAACACTGCATACACCGCCTAAATATTCTTGTAATACTTGTACAGTAGTTGGGTATGTTAGTTCAACTTCATAATACATTACATCTGTGTTTTCTAATTGTGGAAAATCCAACGGACGTTCTTGAATTGGAGTTTTTTTACCGGATGACATTTTTGTAATGCCAAACTTTTGCAATCCTGTTTCAATCATGTCCTCGCATCCGTCAGGCCTGTCACCTGCGATGCCAATTTTAAATTCATATGTTTTCTTTGATTCTGTTAAATAATCAGCAAAATTTTTCATTGACGTATCCTAAACTATAATACTATTTATCTTTATCTATGCCTTTTAGACGCTCAAGCAGACTGTTTCTATCTGTAACCACATAGCCTTCACCGCTTACAATATCACCATCACCAGGTCCGCTGTCTCTATCCATTTTTTCTTTTTTAAGTTGTAGCTCTACCATTTTAAGTTTTTTATCTAGTTTTGCAACTTTTGCATCTAAACTGGTTTTTAACATTGTGCCTGCAACTTCAAATACTCTGCCACTATAACGACTTTCTACATTCATACCTAAATCCATCAAGTCGTCATACGCAGTCATTGCTTTGTCTGCAACTTCATTGAGTTCTTTGTCTGCCATGTCTCCCAAGCCTTTAACAGCAGGCAATGCACTGGCTATTTTGTCAAATTCTGCAATATCACGGAATGTATCTTCGTGCTGAACAACTGGCGCAGGTTCTTCTTGTTTAAGATCCTCGTTGTCAGGCAAGTTCAACATTTCTTCTAATTTTTTAGTCATAGTACACTTTCATTATATGCTAGTATTATTTATCTACGTTTTCCTTGATGGAAAATATCTCCTTCATTTACAACACGGAAAGTCATTCCTTTTTGTTTGCAGTAAGCTCTTGCAGCATTCCATTTTGCTTGATTTAAAACATAGTGTGCTTTATTACTTTGACTTTTTCCTAGTTGTTCTTTGAATGTATGATTTGCCGGTTTCACCTCAATAAGTTCAACGTGTTGTTTGCCATTCCTGTCAGCATATACAATAAAAAAATCAGGTACATATATAGTATGTTTTCCAGTAAAAGGATTTCTATAAGGTATTTTTATAGATTCACTTGCCCATTTACTAATATTTTCATTAGTATCACACATTCTCATAAATGCAAATTCCCAACTACTGCGATATGTAGGAGTACGTCCGCCAATGTATTTGTCAGGGTTTTTGAGTGCAAATTTACCCTGTGCGAAACGTGCCATTATAATCTCACATTTCTATTTTCAGTTGTTTGTGTATTATAAGTGTTTTTGTATCCAAGAGCAGAAATCTTACTTCTGTTGTTGTTTAGGATAGCACTTACTAATTTGCTTAATGTAACTTGATCTAATCCTTCTAGTGTATCGATTAGTTCAAAAACATTTTTGTTTTCTGCTTTTGCTTGTTGAAGTATTACTGTTGCTACTGAAATTGCAGAATCTTTACTAAATTTTCTTTTGGTAAAAAATCCTACTACTGTATCAACTTCATTACTTGTTAAACTTATTTGCTTTGTGAAATATCTATCAAAAAATTGTTTAGTTTCATTGGCACTATCTTTTTTTTGAGATTTTTCTTCTGCTGCAAAACTACTCATCCTATTAGTCCTATTTCTTTTAAATCATTTTGAAATCCTGTAGAATTACCAACTACACCTTTTTCTAATTCGTTAAAATTATTTAATGCACTTTGTTCAACTTGTGCTTTTACATTAGGAGACAAATTATTGTAAAAATCTTTGGATTCTTGGATAGACAATCCTGAAAAAACTGCAATTTGTAATTGAGCTTCTCCTGCTGCATAGTCCGCAAGTTTTTGAGGATTACTTTGCAATTGTCTTTTAAACTCTTGGTCGCTCAAACTTAAATCATCTAATCTAGTATTTAATGGTTGTGCCGATGTAAATGTATTATTTTTCTCACTAGAAGGAAAATAATTTGTGTTAGTAAAAGATTGATTGTTAATTTGTGGATAAATTTGATAATTTATTGGTAAACTGCTTTGATTTTGTTGAGTGTTAAAATCAGTTAGAGAAATTGGATTAGATAAAAGATCTGTAAATACTTGTGCCCAAAAACCTATATTTCCTGTTCTTTCACCAACTCCATTAGATGTTGTATTTGAATACGGACTATCTACTGTATCATAATGACTAATATCGCTATATAATGCAATATTGTTATCTGTAGTTTCTCCTCTATCATAAAACATAGATTCGTAATCAATTCTCATTGTATTACGCATTGTACCCGATCCATCTGATTGATCAACCCTGTCGTGTTGCCATTCTGATATTAATGGATTTACTAATGTAAAACTTGTAAAAGTGCTTTCAATATCTTGTGGATGTAACTGGTGTATTGTTATACTATTAAAAAATGGAACATCAGTAGTTCTACGTCTGTTAAATCCGTGTCTATATGTATTTGCGTTGTCAGTATCATAAAGTTTTGTATAATATGCTCTAGGACGGCCGCCTTCGTTATCGTAATTACCATCTTGATAATAATATCTATAATACGATTCCCATAATAATGTAGTCAATCCAGCATTATCATCATGAAATTCAATATCAATAGGATTGTAATTTAATTTTGTTTGTATGACTTTTTTCCTATTATATTGATTTAAAGTTTCAGTATTCATAGTAAAAGTTGGTAAAGACGCTGCACTTGCTAGTAAATTAAATTCACGCTGATTAAGTAAACCGGTTACACTCCTACCTAATGTAGATAATGCAGTTGTATTAACATCAATAACAACATGATATAAAAATTTAATTTTAGGAGCAAGTCTAAAATTATTACGTCTGTACAGTGCAGCCGCATGAGCAAAATCGCCCATAATTCCTTTGTTAGATCCTTGTCCACTAAAATTATCGTATAATCTATTCAACGCCATACTGTATTTATCTCATTAAAAAAGGAGCCATTAAGACTCCTTTTTTGTAGCAATCTCATTTAAGTATTAAAGAGCTGCGCCGCCTGTAGCACCTGTGCCTGTTTCACTATTTCTATCTTGGAAATTATTAGGTGTACCGACGCCAGCATTAAGTTGAACTGCATTATCATATGTGATATTCAATGCAACTTGCATAGCATCATTTGTTGAATATGACATTGATCCATAATCAACTTGGTTTAGATAACAACCATATAATTCCCAGGTTTCTAGTACTTGCGGAGTATTCGCACCATTACCACCGTCTAAAATTTCGATGCGTTGTGTAAATTTATAATCCTGACCTGTTGCAGCACTTGCTTGCTCAAAAAAGTCAAATTGTTTCTGTAATTGTTCTCCAACTAGTTTTTGAACATTACCGTTAATGTCGTCACGTAAATTAATTGTTACAGGTTGCCATGTATGCTTACCTGCCATCATAATTTTACTGTTATAAACATCTAATGTTATTTGTTCAAACTGAATGTTTGGTCTAGTTGCATCAATTACTTGTTTTGTTAATTCTGTAGTGTTTCCAGTAATACCAAAATTTTCTAGTGTCACTCTAAAGCGATACTGAAGTTTTGGCATTAACAAACCTTGACTACTCGAAGTAGTGTCGTTTGCTAAAGGTACTGTTAAATTCAATAGAGTTGAGATTGCCATCTATAGTTTCTCCTTAATACACAAGTATTTATCATTTGTAGGGGGTTTTTATTTTACCCCCTACATTATGATATTATAAACCTGCGATTTCGCCTGTGTTTTTAATGCGTAGTGGAATGTAAATAAATTCTACTGCTTTTACTGGCTCAATAGCAATATCTACATATAACTCGTTTCTGTCAATTCTAGCTGGTGTATTATTTGTTTCATCGCACACAACTAGGAAATCGTACAATGCACGTAAACCAACTAATTCTACTAACAAACTTTCTACTTGTTGTTTGATTTCATCACGTGTGATTTTATCATTTGGTTCAAATAAGTATGGTTTTGCTAATGTGTTAAGTTGACTACGTAAGTATACAACAAGTCTTGCAACATTTACTCTGTCTAGAGCACTTGCGTTTCTTGCACGAGTTTTCTGTCCAAATACAACTAACCCTGCACCTGTTAGGAATGTAATTGGGTTAACGTTGTTTGAGTACAGTGTATCTCTTACACCTTCGTTTAATGCTACTGCAACAAATTCGCCTTCATTGTTGATATAACCAGTTGATGTTGCGTTAGTTACGCCGCCACGTCTTGTACCTGCTGGTGCAAACCATGGATATGCAACTTGGTCGTTAAGTGCAATTGTACGTAGTACCATATGCGAAGCTGGAACAACAACATTGTTACCTGCATTATCACTTGTAAAGCCACTTGGATAGTAAACAGCCATATACTCATCTCTACTTACTAATCCGTTGTCATTATCTTCAACTGCTGTATTAACATTTGTTGCCCATTCATTTAAACTAGTTGCATCTGGTGTTAATCTCATCGGTGAATCACCTACAACAAACGCTGTTAAGCCTCTATCATAGTTTAATGTAATCATTTCACCAATTAGTTCAGGGTAACCTGGAGTTGCAATCAAGTTAAAGATACGAGATTCATCATCGCGAATATCTTGATTTTCATTTAACAATGATTGTAGTTTTTGAACAACAACTTTACGTTGTGCTTTACGTCCAAAGCTACCTGATCCATCAGCTTCGTTAGCTGATTCAGTTACCCAACGATGAGGATAGTAACCTGACATATCTTCATCGCCAAAGCGTGTATTGTCAGCTGTTAGATCAATGTAGTTACGCTCAAAACGTTTTACATTGAATCCGCTTCTACGTAGATTCCATAGCAGCATACCTTTTGGATATAGTGCTGGATCTGGACAGTCTGGATCAACATAATCACTTTCAATTAGATCTACAATGTCCCCTGCTGATCCACTGTTTGCTCCTGCTGTATTATAACGAGCATCTGCAAATAGTACACCGTTTTCAGTGGTTTGATCAGTTGTATCTAATTCTTGCCATTCATTAAGTGTATTATTCCAACGATAAATTTTTGGGAAGTTTTCCAAATCTGCTGTGCTTACCCAAATATCGCCTGAAACTAAATCGCCGCCATCTGAACGATCACCGTCAGCTGGTTCAGTAGCACTTACAATAGGTCCTGCTGCATCTGGTTGTGTTGCTGAATCACCAGTCCAATATTGAGAATCGGCATTATTAACTCCGACCCATTTAGATCCATTGTGTACTAACAAATCAATTTCGTCAATAACACTGCTATACCACAATGCTCCGTCTGCTGCTAATGAAGTTGGTGCATCATCACTTGCTGTATATGTTAATTCTTTCCAGTAAGTTGCAACATATTCATTTGCTGCTCCATCTGGTACATCATAAAAGTTTGCTGTACCTGTGTTTGCAGTATAATCAAATGCAGTGAATCCAATGTCGGCCAATGATCCGTCGGTGTCTACAAATCTAATTTCACCGCCTAATCTATGTGAAATTGTTACTTTATTAGTGCTTGTAACGCCTGCAACAATATTTGTTAAACCTGCTGCGTTAATTGCTGTAGCCATTGCCTCTGCATCTGTACTTGCACCAGTTGCTGTAAATGTAACTGTTACAGCTGATGATAGTGTAGCACTGCCTTTAACACTTTCTTGAATTGTAAAATTATAATTTTGTGCTAAAAGATCAGCTGTTTTAACAATTGCACTTGAAATTGTTAATGCACCTGTGCCGTTTCTTTTGTAAATTGTAAAATCAGCAATTTCACTACCTGCTGTTTCTTCAGCAACGTTAGTCATTACAAATAAATCTGTAGCAATTAAGTTTGCGCCGCCGCCTGATAAATCAAGCTCGTTAATTGCTTCGTGATTTGTTTTGTAAATTGGTGCACTAACTGTTTCCCATAATTCTGTTTCGCCATTGAATACTTTTACTGACCAATTTGCTCCAACATTAGGTGATGTTGTTTTTAACCATACACTTCCTGTTGGGCGTGGCTTGGTGTCACTTGATTTAAATTCTGGAATGCTTGTATGAGGATCAGCTTGTAGTTTAGGAGCATAATACTGACCTGCTGTAATTCCTGCTTCTGTAAGTGCAGTACCACCAATTGTAACTTCGTCATGTGCAGAACCATCATTGTAAATGTAAAGAATGGTGTCTACAATTTGAGCAGACAATCCAGCAGCTGAAAATGCTGTATTAAATTCACTTACAAATGCTGCGCCATTAGATCCAACTAGGTTAAGAGTGCCTGACAATCCTGTAGTTGATGTTAGTGTTACAGTATTTCCTGGTGTGAAAGTTGTAATAGTTCCGCCCACAATTGATGGCCAACTTGCTTTCCAGTCTGCACTGCCTACTTTTACCCAATCGCCTGCAGATACTGTTAATCCATTTCCTGATGACTTGTAGTACAGTGTAGGAATTGTTGTAACGGCTGTGATTGCATAATCTCCAACTGATCCTATACTTCCTAAAGGAACAAACGAACTGTCAACTTGTGTGCTATCAGTAATTACAATTGGAGTTTTGTTAGAAAATGATTGTCCTGAAAGATTAGTTGTAGCTAATGCACTTCCGTCCCATTCAAAAACGCCAAATCTTGTTATACCGGTATCTAACCAATATGTACCGTCAGCTGGATTAGCAGTGGTCGGTGTTGAACTTGCATTTAGTGCGCCTAGATCAACATCTGCACGTACAACATAAGCTCTATTGCTTACACCCAAATATGAGTATGCAGCCTGCAATCCATATTCGTTTTGCTCTCCGCCATGTATTGGATTATTATTATTATCTACATAAAATGTTGGATCGCCAAATGTATCTACCAGTTCACGCTGTGAAGTAAGTAGGTATGGTTTTCCAGCATTTGCTTTTGTGGTACCTGGAGCAATTCCTGTTCCTGCACCATTTTGTTTATTTTCGCCAGTTGCGACGAATATAATAGGTACTGTACCCGGTTCTGCAGGAGTGTAAAAACTCTCGTCAATTACCTGTACTTCTACACCTGGTGATGTTAATGCCATTTTCTTGTTCTCCTAAACAATGTTATTATAGTATTATTTAGCAGATCTAGGGGAAAATAGCGGTTTTAAGGGGTTAACTACGCAGTTAATTGTCCTTTGTATAGTTCATCAACCCAAAACTCCAAGTCGTTGAGTGTGCCATTATTATCAATGTAAAAGTCGGCCATCCACGGTTCCAGCGTCATACTGTCTATAGATTCTTTAGGCAAGTAGTCACTACGATCGACCCAAATTGCATAATCAAAAACATTTGTGTTACGCATTGCAAAATATTCACGTTTGTTTCTTAATCCACAATAAATATCGTGTTCTGCAAATATAGCCCTGCCTAACGTTGCTGCATCTTTTGCATTCATATCACTTATAGCATTATACCATTCAGTTCTGTGATTATGTCTATCAGCATAACACTCTTCTTCACTGTCGTAATTGTATTTCTTTTTTAACAAGTCATAGATAAAAAGTTTGGAACAGAACGCACTGCTACTGTCAAAACTATATCCGTATTTGTCTCTTAAAATTTCGCAGACAGTATCTTTTCCATGTCTGCCGTGTCCGATTACCAACAGCTTCTTTTTGTTCATAATTTATAATATTATAAAAGTATTGTATTGTCAACCGATCAAGAATCCATAGCCTGTGCCGCCTGCAACTGCCATTGCTAGATCCATTTCTAGTTTTTCCATTTCTTGCTGTGCCTCGGCTTTTAGCGTGTCACCGTTAAGTGTTGTACCGCCACCTGGACCAGCAATAGTAGCAAATTTACTACGTGCTTCTCCTAGCATATACTTGCAATTTGCAAGTGTGTAATCTTTGATCCATTGATAGGCTTTATAATCTTTATATAGTTCAAAGTCGGGTCTATAATTGTAACAATACAACAATGCTTCTTCATCGGCTCTAGGACGTTGTAAAATTGTTAATTTTTTATTACTGGTATTCCATTTGAATTCTATAAAACTACCAAACATACGTCCTACTAATTCTTGTTGTTGTGCAAAGAAATCATATGTAGCTAATCCACCAATGCCGCTACCTGCTAACAAATATGTGTTGGTGTATGCAAGATTAAATGGTTCAAACAAACTACCGCCATCTGCACTTCCGCCTAATCTGCTTCCTACACTTCTGCGATAAATTTTTCTAACTTCAATTATTTCATTTGGTAAAATGTAATCGTTTTTATCTTGTTCAAATTTTATTGTAATGTAACTTTCCTCAACACTGTTTTCACTGCGTTGTCTGTACTTGCTCAAACTTTTTGCTAGTGCAGTTTCGTAGTGTATCGGATCGAGTTCAACGTCGACCATACCGCCGCCTAAAAATGCATTAACATAATCAAAAATTTCTTGCTTTTCAGTAGTAAGTTGTGCCATATGATATCTCCACATGTATTTATCGATAAATATGTGTATGCCACGTTTAAGTTTATACAGACCAGAAAAGTCAAAGGATTACGAGTTTTTAGACAAAGTTGTCTATGAACAATTTACTGTTGGCGGCACTGATTTATTAATACACAAATACCTTGGGCCTAAAAACCCATTGGATGAAGATGCAACCGCAGAACAAAAACAATATGATGCGATTAGCGAAACCAATATACAAGATTTACTTTTTTTAGAAAATAGAGATAGAAAATACGACCAAGACATTTACAGTATCAGAGGACACTACAATGTTCAAGATCAAGATTTTGATTTGAGTCAATTTGGATTGTTTTTACAAAATGACACTATTTTTATGACAATACATATTAACAGTAGTGTAAAAACATTAGGAAGAAAGATAATGCCAGGCGATGTTTTTGAATTGCCGCACCTAATAGATGAATATGCTGCAAATGATTTCAGTGTTGCACTGAAAAGATATTATGTAGTCGATGAAGTAACTAGAGCAGCAGAAGGGTTTAGCCAAACTTGGTATCCGCATTTATATAGAGTAAGATGTAAACAAATAATGGATTCTCAAGAATACAAAGATATTTTGGATTTACCTGCTGGTGACGAAGCTGGAAATACTTTACGAGAAGTATTAAGCACATACGAAAAAGAAATGCAAATTAATGATGCAATAATAGCACAAGCTGAAGATTATGCTAATCAAAGCGGATATAGTACAATACAATTTTATACACTATCTGTTACAGATGTAGGCGAAATGAATATTGTTAGTGCTGACTATACAGATTTACTAGCTGATGGTACTATCACATCCGATACCGTGTTTGTTACACCAGATGGAAATGGTTACCAAGGATATCTTGTTGGAGATGGTATTCCACCAAATGGTGCATTGTTTGGTACAGGAACAGGATTTCCAGTTGATCCACAGCTTGGTGATTATTTCTTACGTATAGACCTAGCACCCAATAGATTATTTAGATACGACGGGAACAGTTGGAGAAAAGTTGAAGATGCAGTAAGAACATCGCTAACACCAACAGATAATAGAGATACTCTAAAAGGTACATTTATTAACAACACAACTGTAAATACAATTGCTGGCGAAGATGTAGTAGAACGCCAGGCATTAAGTAAAGCTCTACGAGCAAAGGCAGATAGTTAATGCAATTTTTTTATGATGGACAAATACGCAGATATATTACTCAAATAGTAAGAACGTTTAGCAATTTTAGTTATAAAGACGGTGAAGGCGATTTAAAACGTGTTCCTGTAATGTATGGCGATATTACTAGGCAGGTAGGAAGTATTATAAGAGAAAATTCTGAAAACAAAGTACCTAGTGCTCCACGTATGGGTATATACATCACTAGTTTGCAAATGGATAGAGCAAGATTAAGTGATAGTAGTTATATCAGTAAAATAAATTTAAGAGAAAAAGAATTTGATCCTGAAACTAATAGTTATATTGCTGCACAAGCTAAAGGATATACAGTTGAAAGACTACATCCTACACCATATACGCTTGCTGTAAATGTAGACGTCTGGAGTACAAGTACTGATCAAAAATTACAAATACTAGAACAAATTTTTATGTTGTTTAATCCTGACCTAGAATTTCAAACAACAGACAACTATATCGATTGGACTAGTTTAACAACACTATATTTAGAAGATATTAATTTCAGTAGCAGAACTATACCTATGGGTACTAACGACGAAATAGACGTAGCAACAATAGGTTTTACAGCGCCAATTTACATTTCGCCTCCTACTAAAGTTAAGAAGTTGGGCATTATTACAGATATTATTACGAGTGTTTACAATCAAGATGCAGGCACAATCAGTTTGGAAGGATTCAATCCTCCTACAGACAGCGATCAAGGTGCTGCCAGCGGTACTACAGTTTTACCTGATGGAACATTGATTTCAGACGGTTCTATTACAAACGTAGGTCTAGGAGGCAGACTAGATCTTCAAAATCCTGTTGTAACTAGTTACAGAAATTTTGATCTAATAATTCAAGACGAAACAGGAAAATTAGTAAAAAATAAAAAATTACGTGTTGGAGAAATATCTTGGTTAAACATTTTAGAAGCAGAACTTCCTGCTAAATTCCAACCAGGTATAAGTCAAATTAGAATACGTAGAGTTGAATTACAAAATGAAATTGTTGGTACTTTTACTTTAAGAAATAATGATAATTTTTTAATTGATATAGACTGGGACCAAGATACTTTGCCAAGTAATACATTGTTAACAGGGCCTAGTAAAACAGATGGAACAGTAGATTATATTGTTAGTCCTATTAGTTTCAGTCCACTAGCTGTTAAAAAAGCAGGAACTAGAGTTATTCTTTTAGATCCAATCGGATATAAAGTTTCGAGGTTATTTACAGCAGATCAAAATACAAATATTATAAACACAGATATAGATTATTTTATTTCAAGCAGTGGTTTAGCAAATAGAACAGGTGACGAAACTGTAACAAGTTTCCAGGTTTATGTCAATGGTTCTTTAGTTAATGCTACTGGTTCTAATGTAAATGACAAATTTGTTTTAACTTTAGATGTTGCATATGATTTTGATGATACAGTTGAATATATATTAAATTTAAACGAAGACGGACCCGAAGCTTGGAAAAATGCAGATGGCACAGATTTTGTAGCAGATGCTAACGATGTAGTAGAGTGGGATGGACTAAAATGGCATATCATTTTTGATGCAAGTACAGAAAATGATACTACATACCTTACAAATGTAACAACAGGTCAACAATATTATTGGAATAATTATTACTGGCAAACAAGCGTAGACGGATATTATCCAAGAGGAACTTGGACTATTACACTGTAAGATAATTATTTTTATGAACAAAATTACATGTAGTGGTGCTCTTTTTTATGCATTGTCGACAAAACGTTTTTTATTTTTACATCGTACTCAAAGTAAAGCAAAAAATCTTTGGGGAATTGTAGGCGGCACAAACGAAGATAAAGAAACTCCTTACACAGGCTTGTTACGTGAGGTAAACGAAGAACTAGGTTTTGAACCTGACATACAAAAATCTATTCCACTAGAAACTTTTGTCAGTAATGATGAACATTTTCATTTCCATACATATCTTTGTGTTGTCAATGAAGAATTTATTCCTATATTGAATTGCGAACACAACGGGTATGCTTGGGTAAACTTTGGAGCATGGCCTAAACCATTACACAATGGGTTACAAAATACACTACGTAGCAAGATTAATCAAAACAAATTACAAACAATTATTGAAGTCATTGATATAATTTCTTAAATTCTTCTTTGAGCCATTCAAAGTCGTTGATTTTTGCAAGTTCTGCTGCATTGTCTTTGTTAAGTCTGCCAAACTCTTTTCCAGCTATAGCACCTGCAATTGCTGCTTTACCAAAGGGTTTGTCTGCTCCTCTAGTACACCAAGCCTCTAATCTAAATTCAGTTTCTTCATCTTTTTGTCTAGCAATAGTACGGCTTGCTAATTTTGCACATTCTCTAAATCCACTACGCCAAGCACTAAATGAGTCAGTGTTAAATGCGCTAGTGTTACTCATTTCTTCTATGCCTTTAAACTTGTCACTTATACTAGTGGTCATATCTGTTGTAGATTCGTCCATATTACGAGTTAAATTAGTAGGAAGTAATTTTACACCTCCATAACCGTAAACTAATCCATTGATAGGATTTAAACTGCGCCATACATGCACTGTATCTTTACCATCAATATCGTATGCAGGAACATAGTAATCAAAGTCAAATCCATCTATAATTTCTGCATCACCGTCTACTACCCAAAACATATCTGTTTCTACTAATTCTGCTGCACGTTTATGTGCTGCATGAATACCTTTGATGTCCATAACACGTTTTGTTCTTGGAAACTTCTCTGAAAGTAAATCAAAATTATCATCTGCGTTCGGCTCACCATTACTGATAAAAACAATATCGTAGGGTTTTGGATTGCTGCCCACTTCCGGATATTCTTTTTTAGTAACAAAAAATCTATAATCAATTTCTCTTTGACTTATGCTTAATTTTTTACTGGTTAAAGCTATTCCGTCATAAAAGTCTCCGTTTTTCCACACGTGGTTAATTTTTCGTTCGTATTGATTATGATGATCAATATAAAAATTCCAATCAAAATCTTCTAAAGGTAAAAAACTATCGTTTACCATCCAAAACATATCATAGTTGCAATCGTTCTTTGCATTTAAATAATCTTGATAATTATTCACAGTGTAAATAGGATATGGTTTAGGATCACTTGCTACAATATCCCATTCTTTCTTTTTTATTAAAAATCTATGTTCAATTTCTTTTTCACTCACTAAAACATTTTTACTAAAAAGGACTATTCCATCATAAGTATTTCCGTTTAAAAACACATGATTGATATTTCTATCATAACTGTTATGATGACTAAAATATAATTTAAAGTCAAAATCTGGTGCAATCTCTACATCGCTAGGAACTCCCCAAAACATTTCTGTTTCACAATTATAAAGTGCAGCAGTATAATCATCATAATTGTTAATTAAAAATTTGTCGTAAGGTTTTGGATAACTTGCAATTACATCGTGTTCTTTTTTATTAACAAAAAATCTATGTTCAATTTCTTTTTCGCTTATTTCAATTTTTGATGATAATAAAGCAATACCATCATAATCCTCACCGTTAAGAAATACATGATTGGTTTTTGTATCAAATGTTTCTTGAGATAAGAAATAATTATCCCATTGAAAATTTTCACAAGGATTTACATCTTTAGGAATAAACCAAAACATATCTGTTTTACATTTTGATAATGCTTGTTGATATTCTTTATAATTTCCAATTACAAATCTTTCAAATTGTTTTGGTACACTAGCTACTGCCTCGTGTTCGATTTTTTTATTTAAATCTTTAAATTTTATTTCTTCTTCGGTAACTGGAGATTGTTTGCTGAATAAAAATACTCCATTGTATTTGTTGCTATTGAGCCATGCATGATTGGTTTTTCTGTCACTGCTGTGATGACTTATGTAAAAATCAAATTTAAAACTTTTGTTTATTTCTATTTGATCATTATATCCCCAAAATAATTCAGTAGTTGATTTTTTCAATGCTTGTTGATAATCATAATAGTTATTAATTTCAAATTTATCGTAAGGTTTTGGATTACTTGCCATAATCCTTATTTCTTTTTTATTTACAAAAAATCTGTGTTTAATTTCTTTTTCAGTTGCCTTGTATGCTTTAGGCATTAACACAATGCCATCTAGTTGATCTATATCTCCGTTTCCAAACACATGAGGTGTATCGTAACTCCATTCATCAGGCTTGTAGCTAAACTTAAAGGTATCTCTTACATCAGTATCATCATACACAATCCACAACATATCTGTAAAACTTTGAGATTGGGCCTGCTGTAAATTATCAACTACTTGAACATCAAAATTTCTTTCGACTAATTTATCGTAAACTGTTTTGTCTTCTCCAATATAAAAAATATCAAATTTTTCTTTTCCAAAGTAAGGATCGTAATGACCGCATATATATTTTTCTTTTACACTTTTAAACTTGCATAAATGTGCATTTACCGGAACCAACAGGGTTTTCTCATAAGAGATTATTTCTCTACTGTCTTTCTGAACGTAAGGAAATTTATAAATTTTATTTCTCTCTTCAGGAGAAAAATACCACGGAAAACTGCTGTAGGTTTTTATATTTTTGTCTACTAACCATACATGCGTTGTGTCAAAATTATGTTTTTTTAAAATACTAAAATCAGTAGGATCATCTACATATAGTATGGGTGCTTTTTTTAGAATATTATTTCGAAGTGTGCTAAAACTTGAAAAAGTAGATTGTGGATCTATTCCAAACTTGTCAAATACTTTCATAGTATAATTGCTTTCGTTCCGTAATGTGCTAGTGCTATGTCTGCATCAACAAAGACATCAATGCCATGATGCATTGCTTGATTACAAAAGTATATATCTTCTCCACCAAAGTTATCTAAATTTTTATTATAATAGTGAGAAAACCACGGCTTTGGTAATTCTTTATAAACATTTGATGTTGTTAACATACAGCCCATACCAACCGCCCATACTTTGTGTAAACCCTTTTTTTCATTTAACCTTATGTTAATGTTATCTGGATCTAAAAAAGCAACACTAACGTTTGGCTTGTAACGTGTACTATAAGTTGCAGCTACAATATCTTTATTATGAGCATACAGTTTTGTAAATATATTTGCTGGAAAATGAATATCACTATCTAACCATAAAATATGTGTGCATTCACTGTCTAATGCTTCTTTTGCTAAATCTATTCGACTTTGTGCAATAACACTTCCGCACACAATATGTAGATTAAAATTTATATTATCTGCAGTTAATGTGCTGGTTAAATTTGCTAAACTTTTTGCAAATCCTGTATGCACAGTATCTCTTGCAGGAATACAAATACTTAATTTCATTACACCATGGTGCTTGGTACTGAATCTTTATTCAATTCCTGTTCAGCAGCAACAGTTAAGTCGTTCCAACTTCTTGCAGAACTTGTTGCAACTTTTACACATTCTTGAAAATCTTCTGCACTTAAACTTGCCATAGCAATCATGTTTTCTGGTTGTACTTTACCAATTGTGAGCAAGTCTGCTCCTGCTGTAGTACCTAGTTTTTGAATCCAATGTAATCTGTCATCGTCATCAGGAATATTCATTTCATCAATTGCTTTTTTTGCAGCAATTTCTGTCTGCGCATCAAGTTGTAATGTTTCAAGTACAGCTTTTTTACGAGCTTTAGTATATTGTTGCGCTAAATCAATATTTAGCACTTCGTAAAGTGTTTTCATATCTTACTCCTATTTACACTTAATATATATGAATATTTGTTATTTGTCAAGTATTTTAAGCAGCACCGCCAACAGTAGGAACATTGATCCTATAGACTTTATCATTGCTTGTACTTGCACCGCTTGTGCTGGAAACGCCGCCGCACATCATAGTTTGAGTGTTTGCTGTTCCGTTTTGCACTATTTTTTTTGGTCCTGTTGTAGTATCATATATTGGATAAAATCTCGGCATATATGTAGGCGAAGGCGGGAAAGTAGGTAAATCGTCGCCTGAAATTGATTCAATTATAGTAAAGGTAGAAAATTCAAATGACGTAGCTCTTGAATAAAGCCAACTTCTTCCAGGTTCTGGATCTGAATCAAATGTAGATCCAGAAAAAGATTCTACAAAGGCACCTGGAGCGCCATATACTGTATTGATTTTTCTTGTCCTATTCGTAAAAAAATCCGTCCCGGCAGTTTGTAAATCTGGTGAATCTAAATTTACAGCTGAACCAAATTCCCACTGCGCTGTAGGATCTACATAACCATTATACCAAACCGAACTTGTGCCTTGTTTCAAACCTAAACAGATAGTTGTTCCGTCAGCGCTCAAACATTGATCAAAAATTTCCGTAGCAGCAGTTACTCCGTCAAATGGAGATGTTAAAGCAGGAAGAGCACCACTAGGATCAGGAGGGCTACCTGCAATAACATACCATTGCTCATCATCCATATCAAACGATAGTGTAGCATATTTGTACAAACCAGCGCTACTACGAAAAAGAACAGTATACAAAATTGCATTCTTATTTGGAATAGAGCAAACTTGTCCCTTTACAGTAAATTGTCTATCCCAAGTAAATCCATCTATAGGATTAGGAATTGCAAAACTAGCTTCAGGTGTAGTCGATGTATTGAATTTACGTATTCCATAGAAACTGTTTGCAGACGCTTCATTAAGTCCATAATATCTACCGTTATTAGGATTATAAAAAATATCTCCGAAGTTATTTAAAGTTTGGCCACTTATAGGTCCTATTGATCTTACTAAACTACCACTGTGATTATAATGATAAATTATCGGACCAGTTGTAGTACTGCTAATTACTTTAAATATTAAATCGTTGCTTTGTATACCTGTAGGATGCATTATCACATTTTGGCTACTGGACAAGTTGAAAGTAAATAGTTCTGCGCCTGTAGCAACATTTACTACACCACAGGTCATAGCGCCAAAACTATAACCACTAACAAACATATACTCTCCAGATACTCCATTCCACTCGTCAAAAGCAATATGCGGATTATCAAAGTTTTCTTCGCTAGTTGGATTTATATTAGGTAAAGTTGGACTTGTACTGACTAATGAGAAAGACCCAGGAGTACTGGATTGTCCAAATCCACCAAAGGTACTACTCATAGTAATAGTAGTACCTTGACTGATACCAATATAAGTTCCTAATATACCTAAAACAAAACTACTAGTAAATCCTCCTCCGACAAAAAAATCTCTAATGTCTGTCATTGTAATAGTAGAACCTGTGGGTGGTATTGCCATTTTTATTCCTTTTTAAATACTTTATAATAACATATGTATTTGTTGTTTGTCAAGTAGCCATTGCTGGCTACTTGTTACTTATCTGTTAATTTGTTTATCATTTCTTTCAATTGATCAATTTGTTGTTGTTGCTGTTTAAACGCTTCGATAAACGCACCTGCCATAGCACCGTAGTTTACAGTTTTTATACCATCCTGATCAGTATGTACAACTTCTGGGAAATACTCTTCGACTTCTTGTGCAATGACACCCATATGTCTGCGTTCGGTATCTTCTTGATCAGTACGAGTAAATGTTACACCACGGATGCTCAATATTTTAGTTAACGGATCTGCTACTACTTCAATATTGTCTTTTATTCTAGCGTCTGAATATGCTGTAACTTCGCCAGCAACTGTCATATTACCCGACATATCAAGTTGCCATCTATTAGCAGATGCAGACCATCCACCTATACGCAAGACGTTATCGC